CGAAGCCAGAAATACCAGGTCAGAGCGAGCCATGTTCATAGCAGGCACCTCGTCCTATGGGAAACACGGTAACGGGAAGGAAAGCACCATCAATGCCGAGCCTAACCGGCTCTTGTCTGAGAAATCAGAGACCGCAGTAGACACCGTCAAGGATGTCCCCGCGCCTGTCTCCGCTCCTATTACTCCTAGCGAGAAAAAGAGCGAGCTGGCCAGTGGCATCACGGTGGCAGACGTCCCCATCTCCGCTCCTATTACTCCTAGTGAGAAAAAGAGCGAGTGCAGGGCTAAGGCCGCCGCCTCTCTCGAGAAGATCGTAGAGGGGGTCAATTACGCCGCGGCGCTTAAGCAGAGAGAACTGTTGGAGCGTCTTAAAGCCGAAAGCGAGACCAAGTTCGAAGCCTTCAAGGCCAAGTACAAGGACGCGCAGCAGGTTTTAGAGGGTTTTCAGAGCCCTCCGGTAAGACCGACGGAGGGCCCATCAACGGCAGCTACTTCCACAGGAAAGCAAACTATCAGTTCGTCGAACACGAAACAGTCGAAGGCCGAAACTATATCATCGGAGGGAATTGCGCAAGCAAGTTCTCCGGTCGAGGAGATTCAGCCCCAGACAGCGCCGTCGTCGAGCTCTTCGATAGCATGTTCCCAGGAGTCTCAGAAAAGTTCATCTTGCCCGACCTCGGAGAAGAAAGCTTGTTGCAGTCAGTCAGCGACTACCACGACACAGCAAAAACTCCCGGAATCAGGATGGACGGAGACGAAGTCAAAGAATGCTCAGAAAAGATCGCAGATCTGTACGAAGCTGGGGGAGTCAATTGGACTTTCCCCTTCTCAACTCGAGATGCTTTCGACCAAGAGTTTGAAGCTGCTTTCGCAGAGGCTCAAGCCGGCATCAAGCCAACCAGCGGCCCAGGATATCCCTACCGGCTCTACGGAGACCAAAACAGGACAGTCCTCGAAGACCACGGGGAAGAAATCAAAAGGCTCACAAAAGAGCGAACCGAAAGAATCATCTTCGGCAGCTACGACTTCCTCGAGTGCTCAGAAAAGCCAGTAAGCTGGCTGTTGTTGGGGCTGCGTGACCCCGACAGGCTTTTTCCCAAGAATCAAGCCAACCCCAAGCGTAAGCCATTGCCCCGCGTTATTGCAGGCGCGTCGTTGGTGGACCAACTTGTAACCCGGATCTTCTTTGGAGATTTCGCAGAGCAGGAGGGCGCCGCCTACCCTTTCCTTCCCACAAAGAAGGGAATCGGTTTTTCCGACGAGCATGCTAATAAGATAGGTGAGCAGTTCGATGCCTTTAACGAGGCCTTTGGACGCCCGCCCGTCGCGTCAGACGTTGCAGGCTGGGAGAAGAATTTTTCTGAACCCGTGGCTGAGCTTACTCGCATCCCCATGGCGAGGACCATGAAGAGCGGCGATGAAAAGCTGTTCAACAGGGCCTTTGATTGGTGGAAGCTTTCGCTTTTGACAAACGTAGCCATAACTGACGGTGGCAAGTTGTTGATTTTCCTAGACAAAAAGGTCCAGCGCTCCGGCAACCTCTTAACCACCACCTCTAACGGGATTGGCAGGAAGGGAGTAGCTTTTTGCGTCGGCTCCGTGGCTAACACCGCGGGTGACGACTGCCACGAGTGGACTCAGCTTTGTAAGGAGCTATTGACCGCGGCTTACGCTGCGATTGGTGTTCCGGTCAGAGACGTCGCCCAGATGTCCAAGGAAAGACTTGTCTTTTGCTCACATTCTTTTGAAAAGGATGTCGACGGCCAATGGAAATGCTGGTTGAGTGAGTGGGAACGGATGCTTTTTGAAGCGTCGAGGTCCAAGCTCATCGACAGCGGCACCGACCTTAACTGGTTGAAGGAGGTTCAACACCATCCTGATCGTGTGCTTGCGCAGCGCTTCGTTGATTTTGTAAACGGCAGAAGATTATTGCTCGGGGCCGTGGCCGGGCATGACGAAGTCAGCGAACAGGGGAGTAGCCACCTCTAAAACAAAGGCTACAATGGTAGTGCTCGAGCCAGTCAAGGCCGTAGGCAAGAAGAAGAAGCGTAGCAAGGCTAAGAAGATCTCGATGGGTAACCCCATTTCGGTCAACTTTCAAGCCGGCAATCGCAACCCTTCGACCCACTCGGATAAGACGGGGACGATCGTCACTCACTCAGAGACTTACGGCATCAATGTCACGGGGACCTCCTCGTTTGGCGTTTTTAGCCAATGGGCTGTTCAGCCCGGTATCTCAGTCTACTCTAATGGTTCGCCGTTGGGGCAGTGGTTGCCACAGATTGGAAACAATTTTGACAACTACGAGATAAAGCATCTGAAATTTGTGTATCGGTCTTCCTGTTCAACCTTGGAACCTGGACTTGTTGCATTTGGTTACGAGCCGAATCCGGTTGGATCTGTGCCCGGGAGTTTGCAAGAGCTGAGAAATATGAAATCTGTAATGGGCACTGTCCATAAGGATCTAACTTTTGACGTTTCGAATCTCGCCCGTGGCGCTCGCCTTACTAGGAAAGGAGCCGTAGTCGGTTATCCGAGTTACGATGCAGGTAAAGTCTTCTTTGCGACCAATGGTTGCACTGATTTGGCCAAGCTTGGTTTCATCGAAGTGTATTATACTGTGAGGTTTTTCAATCCCCAGTCTTCATCGTCTACAACTGTGCCGAACATTACGTACGACCCAGTCCAACCACTTTGGAGGATCACTTACTCGCCGTCTTCGGCTGGTTCCACTGAAAATTGCGCCACTGTGTGCTTTAATCCTTGGCAACCTGCTGTTAGTTCAGCCCTTACTGAACAGGGAGCTCCTCTCTTTCAGAGAGTGAACGGTACAATCCCGTCTCTCGACCTGTCTTTCAGCGGCTATCAATTCAAGCACTCGACTAATAGTCTAACGACGATGAAATGTTTGCTTGGAGGTCGCTACCGTCTCAGAGCGGCACTTAATGGTAATTTTGAAGACCTTAAGTTGTTCGCGATGGCACCGTTCCGGAAGACCGCAACTGGCGCGACGTACGAACTTGCCACAACCCTAATTTGCGATAGCAACCTCGGGAGTTCTCTAGCCGAGATCGGAGTTATTCCGGTTTCTCACAGGGGATATACCGGAGTGGCTACCTTGGACCCGAACCCCGCCACCGATTTGGAGGCTAGGGGGGAGTGGGATATCAACATCGATCTCGGTGACTTCTTGATGATCGGCGTAGGCGTGCGCACATATAACAGTGTGTCCACCACCACGGCCAACTTTCAGATGACCGTTGGTACCGGTATCTCTTCCATTGAACTCGCTTATCTTGGGCCGGCATCGTAGACTCTCCTCGCACACCGGGGGAGTTTATTAAATTCTAGGTGTGCAAAAAGTCGGCGAAAGCCGCAGCCCCCCGGGCCCACACGCGTTGAGCGTGGGGTGTGGGGGCTAGGGGCGGGCAGCGTAAGCTGCCCGCCCCAGGGGTCCCAAAGTGCGACGATGAAGC